TTTCTTGTCTCACGTCCTCGATATGTGAGCCCGTTAGCAGTCGGCGCCGTAGCCCTTGTTCCTTCCACCGCGCCTTATCTTCATCGCTTTTCGGTTGCGCTGCGCTTGGTATTTTCATTTCAACCCCAATGACTTACGAATATTTGTATCAACTACTTCGACCCTATCACTCATCTTTATTACTTTCAAGCCTTCAACCATTGGCACGTCCACACCAGCAGCCACGATTAGAATATCGCCTTTTGATACTTTATACCTCCGCCCTTCGATTTTTACACTCATCTCGACAGCCTTTTTTGTTTTAGCTTTTGCCATTTTTATCTCCCTATAAAAGTAACTTTGACACATTATCTAGCGAATCACCGCCCAGCCAATGCTCGCTGATATACGATACCGCATCGTACGGGTGTTTGTAATCGCTATTCTCGCCCCGCCAATGTCTCAGGCTGGAGATGAGTTTGGTACAGGTTTGATTTACACGAAAGCGACCGTCGATACAAGCATTAGATAAAATCCTCGCTCGTGCTTTTATGCTTCCCGCCCCTTTGTATGGAACCCCTATTCTGAATGGTGGACGCTTGGTGCCTGCGACCTTAGCGAACCCGCGCTCCAGCAACTCATTGACACTGAAGCCGAGCCCTAAACGACCAGCCGAGTTTGAGTCTCCATAGGCGACTTCGATTTGGTGCAGGTCGATACCCCATGCTCGTATCATGTCAGCGACTATTTTTGCTTCAACAGCCGGTGTATTGCGCTCAGTTGATACATATTCATCAAGTACCCATAGCCTATCCCCGTCCCAGCCAACGAGATAACAGACGCTATTGCCCGGCCGCTCGCCATGATCCCAACCGAGTCCTAACTCGGTAACATTTTCGGGGATTTCACTGAATACATTTTCCTCGCTAAACGCAATCCAACGCTCGGTGGTGATACCCTCCCAAGCACCCTCGACGCGCTGCTTATATTCCCACGGGCCGTAGCCTCTTATCTGTCTCTCGATAGATGCAGGCGAACGGTGCGGACAGTTTTCATGTGATAACTTTATTCGGTGAACGTCCCAGTCTTCAAGGGCGGGCTGGCCTGTCTCTGGGTTACCTTCCACGATGTCCCTGAGATATTCAACGGGCCTTCCAATAGGTGTGAAGCCCATAAACACTGGAGCCTCATTCACCGCAGTACGAGAACGGATTTCTCCAAAATGGATCTGTTTAGGTGTTTCATCTATGGCCAGCCAGTCTATCGTGGCACCAGCAAGGGCCATAACGGACTGCTCAGACCCCTTACCAACTATCAATGACCCATTAGTCAGACGAATCATCATCGAGCCTCTATAGCGATAACCACGGGCAGGGTCGTAGGTACAGTTCTCATCTACGGCTCCCAGAGGCTCTATTTCTTTCAGCTTCGCAGAAATGTTAGCCCAGCCGCTTCGTAAGTCGGCGCATAGTATCCAGCCGAGATTACCCGCGCTGGGTGTCTCTCGATAAGGGTGCTGGCCCAAGGCATGGAACCAACATTCGGCGGCGAGTACTCGTGTCTTGCCAATCTGATTACCTCCAATAAGTATTCTTAGAAGGTCTTGGGACTCGTGAAATAAACGCTGCCCATCGGACATGCCACCATGACCAGCAGCAGAATGTATATAAGTATCAAGCGAACTGGTTCGGCTATTATTGAATACAGAAATCGTAGACAGGTCGAACACTATTTACCACTCCGATTCAGCGCGTCGAGTATCATGTCCTCAGGCAACTCTGATATCTGAGCGACGATTAGCTCGCGGCCCTCTGGCGTTGAGGGGTCTACCATATTGCTCGAAGAGGTATTGATTTCAACTGGCACGATGTCCCTACGATAATCGTGTCGGCGTTCCAGTAACCAAGCAGCGGCAGTCCAAGTCCCTTCCTGAGCAGCCTTTTTGATACTCGCTAAGGCATGGGCGGCACTCTGAGCCTCAGCCCTTTTTAGGGCATCAAAAAACTCAATATATTCTTCACGACCAGCACTCGCTCGACCCTTCCATTGATGGAAGCATTGAACAGTAATCCCAGCATATTGACAGGCCAGTTTTTGTGTCATTCCTAGCCGATACCCTTCCACTATTTTGGCGCATGTATCGTCATTGAACTTCATTTTTTGTGTTCCTCTCGTAGAATCATCGGCGTTGTATTCTTCCATGATACACGGTGATGCAGCCGTCTGTGTCCAGACCCCATTGAAATAATGCTCACATTCGAGGGTGAGAACATTACAGAATAAAAGGATTTGACATAGGTTCCTGTATCTAAATAGAGCTCAGTCAACCCTCCCGATTGCTGTTGAGTATCGGATTGGTCAAGGCTCAAATAGTTTGTTGTGCCGTACAATACTCCACGGGTCGCATCAACAACATAGGTCGTAACGTCATCATTCAAGATTGATACGAACTCCATTGGGTTATCGGTTGATACAACAAAGCTATTCATTACTTTTCGTTTAAGCATTATCGCCTTAGCCGACGTTGATTCAGAGCCTCCGATATAGTCTCCACCCTGAGCCATAGCGATTGACCTGTATGGTGTCTCACGAATAAAGGTTACCATCGCTTCAAAAACATCATCGAGCCTCCGTACCTTGACGGCGCCATGATACGAACGGTCTGGATTGAATCGCCACCAAAACCCCGTATAGTCATCATCAAGCTGGATATAATGTGTCACTCCAAGTTCGCGAGCTATCTCTGGATTTGCGTTTCGGGCATAAATAACGCTACGAGGGTCGTTGAAGTTATTTCCTTGGTCGAAGGTCTTCGCTACCTCAGACTTGCTAAACACATAAACTTCGTCGCCGTAGCGATTTATGTATTCAGTTAGGCTCTCATCTTTATCGTCAACCAAAAGGACTATCCTGCCACTGTATCCATATTCCCTCAGCTTATTATATGTGCGAACGTTGTCTGGTCTGCCATGGGTCAAAATAAATGCACAAAAGTTATCCATTTTGTTCCTCAGTATTTATTTCTTCAAGACTACCCGTCAGCTTGATGTACCCTTGCTCAATAGCCTTATCAAAGTCAATAATAACGAGCGCAGAGTCCTCCATTAGCGATTGCACTTCAGGGTCTGCATGGGCATAGAACTCAGCGATTTTATCATACCTAAATACGGTATGCCTTCGAGCTGCTGATATCAAGAAATCCTTGGTTGAAAGGTCAATATCAGCGTTTTCAACTGCTTGAATCAGCTTATTTGTTTTATCAGAATCATATATTTCAGAGGCATTAGGACACTCGCCTGTCGGCTCATATATCGGGGCTTTGACCTTACACGTATATTTATCAGATTCATCGTCGATGTCAGGCATCTCCAGCAGGTCTGATAACTCCTCGTCTGTAAATCCTAACATTGACACATCAATATCTTCGTCCCTTAGCTCCTCCAAGACGGTCGCCAATAGACTTTCGTCCCAGTCTGCTATCTCGCCTATTCGGTTATCAGCAAGAGCCAATAACTTTGCATCGGCTGGGTCTAAGTCCATAAAACGCACAGGAACAGTATCAAGACCCAAGCTTTGAGCAGCCAATAGCCTTGTATGGCCCGCAATCACCTCTCTATTCTCTGTTCGTGCGATGATAGGGCTAGCAAACCCAAAACGCTTTATGCTCGCTGCAACGGACTGTACGGCGGTTTCATTGTTCCTTGGGTTATCAGCCCAAGGTGTTAGGGATTCGATATCAACCCATTCTGCCGCCGCTTCTATTTTTGTATTAGACATTTATTTATTTCTTCCTTTCGTTTATTAGTTTGTACATTGGAAAAACGGCCTCAATTGACCGCTGCTCGTTTCTTATTTTCGTCCTGCCCTTACATGAGCGATACGCTGCCCTAAATGACGCACGATGAGCTGTCAGTGTTGATTCCTGCGCATTACATAGTGCGACCCAGCCGCCACAGGCTCCAATGCCTGCTTTGATTCTCACGTGTTTAGAATCATCATCATGATATCTCGTGGGCCTACGGCCCCTGCCACGGCGACGAATCAAGCTAATGGTTTCGGCCCAAGCCTCGTCAGAATCATCTATCTGCTCGAGTTGTTTCTCAGGAGTGAGTGCGAGTAAGGCTCCAGCCGTTGGCCACCATTTCGCGTCAGGGCTTCGCATGTAGCTGATAACCGCTTGGGTCAATACATCATCTGTTAGGTCAGCGAGCAATGTATGCCAGAGAGTTACGGCGGCCTCTCTATCCATGGTCGCCCATGTTTCTGGTGGTCTACAGCCAGCCATCAATAGTGTGGCGAACATCGTCCTTACGGCTTGCTTTGAAAGTGGTTTAGTCATTAGTTTTTTTCCTCGTATTCGGCCTCAAAGACCTGTTGTGGTTGGGGGGTGCTGAACGGTATCACGTTCGTATCGTTTATGTCATCAAGAAATCCTTGGAGTAATGAACTCGCGAAGCCTTTTCCTGCGGCAGGAGCCTTTGTTGGCTCATTCAGAAATCCAAAATATTGTTCGAACTTATCTTCATTCAGAATCGTATTGATGCTGTAACTACCTTCGCGCAGAAACTGAGCCCTACTATGGTTTGAGGTCTGCCACCATTTGACAACATCGATGATGTTTGTCTCAGTGTAGGTATCCAATAAGACCTTCAGCATTTTTATCCTTTTCTTGTTTAGCTTCATTTTCCTGCCGCCCTTGGCATCGAGAATCTGAGCCCAGAAATCGGTATATATATGGTTTTGTTGTTTTGTTGTTTTGTTATATATAAGAGAGGACTTCGGGTTCTGTCGGGAACCTGTTTTTTTCCTGTTGGTCACCTCTTGTGATTTCGGGGGTTTAGCTTCACTTTTCTGTTTATTTTCTGTCGGAAACCTGTCAGCCCTTTTTAGGTTACTTTTCCACTCATCTGAGCGCTGTAATAAGTCATAGACTTTGTTCGGCTTCCAGCCCCATCTGGTAGCGAGTTTACCCCTTCCCATTGGTCGCTTCATAAAGCCCATGCGCACTTGGTCATCTTGATACCTCAAGTCCATTAGTGCCGCTTTTTGAGGCCAAGGTTTAGTAAGTGAGGCGGCGATATCTGGCCACCATCGAATATTCATATCTGTATACGGTTCTATCATTCTGTCCTCTTGTGGTTGATAGTTCATTTATTCGCTTCCTGAATCGCATAAGCCCCACGACATGCAACTGGGCTCCAGCTCATCTTCCCTGAAAAAGTTGAACTGTTTACCTCCAAAAGAGGTTTTAGACCATTGCACCATCTCGTCGATTGTGGTCATATCATCTCCAGAAGGGCCATTCTGACCGAAGAATGTCGGAAGAGCCCCGCTAAAGTGATTGCCCTTGCGCTTATACCTCTCAAGGGTCAACCTGCCTACATCGGCTTCAAGGTCGCGCACTAAATCGATACGATTCTGGTCTGTTTCAGCCATGAATCTGACCTCCGATTTCCTTGAAAAGATACACGGCCAACACCCAACGCGGTCAGCCCCTTTTAGGTATAAAGGATTGGGCGCTAACCCATGTCGGGTATGGATATCAATAACGTCTTGAGTTGACCAAGTGATAATAGGTCGCCAGACCATACAGTCGAGGCTAGTGGATATCTCGCGCTCTGGCAATTTGGCCCTCGCCTTACTCTCGGCGGCCCGAATACCAACCGTGTTTACTGGCAATAATCCATCTTCCAGCATGGGTCTCAATAGTTTTTTGAGAGTCCTTATCTTCAGAAGGTCAGTACACCACCTCCTCTTCCTACTCGGAAACATGCCTTTTCGTATCGTCAAACGAATAAATGCTGACCTATGACCAAGGCTGTCTTCATACTTGACAGCCAGAGCCTCCTGTTCGGGGTCTAGTTCTGGCATCGGTGGTTCTATCATTTCGATTGGGCCAATCGCGTCAGTCAAAGTCGTTCGTATATATTCATAAACAAGCGGATTTTCCCAGCCTGTATCAAAGAAAACATTACGGCATTCAATCCCCTGTTCTTTTAGGTGTAGGGCCATAGCTGCACTATCTTTACCGCCGCTAATAGATGCCAAATAAATCGTATCACTCATTTCTCGTTCCTCCTATGGTTGAAAAAAAGGCGGGCCTCTCACCCGCTCGCCCGAAGGTCTTATTGAGCCCTAAAATGGAATCTCTTCGAACTGGGCTGCTGGTTTAGCCTCTGCCGTCATTGTCTCACCGCGTGACCCAATAAACGTAGCCTTATCTGCAGTCATCTCCAGATTGGAAACCTTGTCTCCATTCTTGTTCACATAGCTGTTTATGCGAACCTCGCCGACACATATAATCGTGCGGCCCTTGGTACCATGCTCACCGATGAACTCGGCGGTTTGACCAAAGCAGGTGACGCTATACCACTCGGTCGTCTTTTGCCATCTACCATCGACCTTGCCACGGCCATTGACAGCAACTGAAAAGCTGCACACCTTTTTACCGTTGCTGGTGTCTCTGACCTGTGGGTCGCGACCCATATTTCCTGCGATTACTGTTATTGATAAACTCATATTCTCGTCCTCCTATAGACTCATTATTAATATTATTAGTCCGTAACACACGGGTAATAAAAGTATTGACTGGATTATTTGTTTCGTTGTATCAGGCATTTGGTGTCTCCTGTAATGCTGGTAAACCACCATCGTCCGTGTCTTTGTAACGAAAGTCTTCGATTTCATAAAGCCCGCTAGCCTCACAATCAAAGCAGACGGTAATCGAATAATCGCCCTCTGGATTCATGTCCTCTTGGTCATCTGAACACCATGTTTCATCGCAGAACTCGCAACAACAGTGCGACTCTGGAAACATCGGTAAATCAGCATCAAAGTGTGCTGAAACTTGGTATGGCCTCTGGCCGTATGGGTCATTCATTTCTATTATTCTCCTTGCCCGTTATGGGCTGTGGTTGGGTTTTTTGGCATGTCTCACAAGGATAGACGACCTTCTTGTCTCCAAGAAAACCGGCTGTCTTGCCCATGCCTCCGCACTCTTCACACTCGCTGTAAAACTGGCGGCGATAATACCCGAAACATTTCGGGCAAATATTAGATAACGTGGATTTCGGAATCGAATCACCACATTCATGACACATCATGGGGCCTCCATGAATGCGCGGTATAGCTGGGGGCGATACTCGAAAGGTATCATTGAAGCCATTTTCTTGATGGCCGCCCTTGGCGGGAGTCTGTTGCCAGACTCCCACGCAGATACATTAGGTTGTTTAGTCCCTAACTCTTTGGCCCATTCATACTGATTGAACTCAAGCTCAATCCTTATTTCTCTAATCAGCTTATGTATCATTTGGCACCCCTCGCTTCCTTGGCATAATCAGCCTTTTCGTCGTCTGTCGCAGTCTCAAGGAATCTATTCAGACCCTTGATTTCCTTCTCAGACATACCACTCGGCCTTTTACCCTTACGGACTTGGCACAAATAGGCGACTGTCTCATAGTCCCAGCCAGCCTTAGTCCATTCAACCATCAGGCGTTTCCTATTCTCTTTGAAATAGTCAGACTGTGCTGGCTTTTTAGCCTTTTTATGTGCGTCTTGGGCTCCATTTCCGTCGTCGTCTTCGGCGCTGAGTCCAAGGGCTGCTTGGGCACAATACCTACGAAGATAGGTTATTCCGCTTCCAGCGCCCTGTGGCCCCCCGCCCTTGCCTTGGGGACACTTGGCTATTGATATCATTGCAGAACCGCTCTTATGCGAAATGACGGTCGTTAGCTCCACTTGGGAGCCAGCGCAGTCATTCGGAAACTGCATAATCGCCAGCCCATGCTTATTCATAGCTGGTTTTATGGTATCCAAGACCACGCTTATATCCGCATATTTGCTCTTGAAAAACGGGTTGTTAGCTCGCTTGACCGCTGGGTCTATCTCACTCTGGGCCAAAGCCAGAGCCTCGAATAATGGGGCCATGTCGCCGTAAAACGATAGGGTTATGGTTATATCTTCTGCTGTCAAAATTGATGGTTCATTACTCATCTTTGCTTCCTTGTGATTGTGTCCAGTTGGACGGGTTTGTTTTGATTCTTGATGGTGCTAAATCCCACTCAGAAACAGGTGACCTGACTATTGAGCCTGAGCTATAAAATGTCATACAGAACCCTTTTTGGGTGCCGCCGACTATTCCAAATCCCGTCGTACCGAGCCAACCTAGCCTAATAGCCAGCGCCTTCATCGCTTCAACGTGATTGTCAGCTGGGTTGAGCGCATGGTCATAAGGAACCACCAAGCGTTTGCCGCCAGATGTCCTTACGACTATTCTCGCCCCTCTATGATTAGTCGGCCCGACGTAGTGGGATTCTATCGATTGATTTGGATAATACTTACCCATTGTAACCTCCCACAGCTTGCCACATCAAGCTCGCATCACGGGTCACAATCGCTGTTGAAGCCCTGTAAAGGTTCAGCGACAACTCTGTGAGATAAGCGAGAACGTTTTCGGGTGCGCCCATCGCTTGGCACCCGTCCCTGAAGTCCGAGACAGAGCTACCGAGGTCTATATACACGTGCGAATTATCTTTGCCATGAGCTACGAACATATAAGGTGGATTATCACCGATGTTTACCCATAGCCTACCCCTCCAGCTATGCGTCACATCTTTATCAGGCTCGTCTATTTCGAGTTGAGTTACTTTTATTTCCATTTTTCTTTCCTGTGGTTGTGAGCGGTATTGCTCGTTTGGAGTCCCATACCAGCTACCTGATACGGGGCTCCAACCGTGGGATACCACTATCTGTTACTATAAGCCATAGCGACCGCTCGCTGCTCATCAGCATTCAACTTGCCCCACCAATGTGCGGCCTTATCGTCGTTTGCTAAACTCAGTCGGTCGCTTGGGTCTTCACATGTACCATGCGAGCCGTCTCCGCCGATTGGAGTGGGGTTTGACGCTTCGCTAAGGTGTTTCCATAGCTTGACGTACAGGGCGTCCCCAGCGGGCCGTCCACCGTCAAGATAGCTTGTGTATGATAAACACTCGGCTACCTCATCAGCAGTCCAGTATTCCAAGCCCTCAGGCATAGCGAAGCCGGGCAGACTTCTTAGACCCCAATAAACACTCGGCAGAACTTTGAAGCCCTCACCCTCAACTCGGTACGGCTTGCCGAGTAATATGAAGACATCGCCGACCATTGAAGACCTCTTCCTCGTCCACTCGGTCAACCCTTGGTGCTTTACATCATCTGGCAACCCTCCCTGAGAGGCGACCCAAGCCGCCTCCAAGTAGACCATAATCCAGTCAGCAGGAGGGTCATCTTGTGAGACGACAGACATGGGAAGGACAACCTCCCCCGCCCTACCATAATCGGCTGGATAGTTGAAAAGGTCGCCTTTCAGGCTCCCCATTCCGCCTTCCCTAATCCTCGCTCGCCTGTTTACGTGGAATATCTCTACTGTTATTGTTTTGTTACTCATCTCATATCTCCTGTGGTTAGCCCCTATGGGGCGGTTATTAGTAAACTTCCGCTTCGAATAGTTGTGTTGCAAGTGCTTCAATACGCTGCATAATGCCGCTGGGTATTGAGTTATAGTTGCCGTCGCCCTCTACAGCCCCTTGGTCGAGCGCAAAGCACAACGAGCTACAGCCCTTGTTTGGGTGTTCTACATTCCAAGACGTAACCCAGTTTCCGTTATCAGCTTGCTCGCAGAAGTCTGGATATACTATCCACTTGCTGTTGCCGATTTGGTGTTCTACCCACATCGGGCTTTCTTGAGGGTCTAGTTCGTTTGTTGATTGTGACATTTTCTCTCCTGTGGTTGTGAGCGATATTGCTCGTGTGAAGCAGGATACCAATCGATACCCTGCTTCACCCGCGAAATACCTGCTACGCATACATCATCATGCAACGAAGCTCTTCCTCCCATTCTTCGATTGCATAGTCAAGCTCGCAGGGGTCGTTGACATAGCCGCATCTGTAGCCGTGTCTCCCCGTTGTCCAAAGCTCGCCGTTTGCATATAAAACGTAGGTTGTATCACCTCGTTTTTCCTTAGCAATAGGCTTCGTTGTCGGTCTTTTTTCGTTACTCATTTCATTCTCCGTGGTTGTGGCTAACTACAGCCGATTCAGCAAGTCTTACAGCATCATTGGCGAACAGCAAGAACTCCTCTAACATCGAGCAGTCAGCGTTATCAAGCGGGTTGCCATCACGCCGCCTAAGCTCAGTCAAGCCGAGGGCCTCAATCGCGTCGATTACCGCCTCCAGCTTCGAATCTATATCGTTATTTTTCAT